ATAGAATAGTAAGCACTAAAAGTCCAAGTACCTGCTGGTATGGTTGTAACACCAGGATCAAGTGCATCCGTAATAAACGAAGCTATTGTACCTGCTCCTGTTTTAGTGAAGTCAACCGAAGTTCCTGCTACTTGGCTTCTGCTTAATTCCTTACACACAATACTATCAAAAGTGCCTTGTGCAGTACCTCCATTAAAGTAATATATAGCGTTGCTATCATATTCGTATAAGACTATATTCGTTCCGTTGATTACTGATGCCATAATTAAAAGTTATTTAAGGGCCTAAATATTTTATTGTTTCTACTGATGCGTTATCGCTATTTGTAATTTCTAATAATTGTAATGATGTTGTTCTATCGCCATAACTATCTACAGTTAATCTATTAGCCATAAATATTTTGTCGTTATAACTTAAATTATTGGTAGTTAAAATAATGTTTGTCGAATCTGCAACATGGTATTTTTTATTCAAGTATATAGTACTATTAGAAGATTCTGATATACCTAAATCACCTTCTACTGTAGCAAGGTTTTTATTAAATATGTTTGAATATTGTCTGCATATTAATTGTGTTAAATTACTATATGTTCCACCTTTGCCATACCTATACCAATTTTGTAATTTAACTAATGAGCTACTAAATAGTGAACCAACTGTATTAGATACTGTTAAGTCTGGATAATTAGCCCCATAAGGTGTTTCTATTTCTTTTAATAAAGCTTCATTTGTACCTAATTTTCTTTGTACCTCAAGTGCATTATATTGAGCACTTGATTGTGTTAAAGATAAATTATTGAATCTAAACAAACTAGAAGCAGAGCTTACTACAAAACCTATACTTATATATCCTATGGCCAAATCAACATTGTTAAGAGTATTTTTGCCTAATGGTATATCAAGTGAATATGATTGCCTTGGCCTTCTATCTGTTACACCTCCTATAGGCGGATTTGATGGAGGTAATAAAATATATGTATTTATATCATTTGACCAATTACCATCTGAATTTAAAATATATGTATTTGAACCAACAAATAACCTTACAAGTAAATAGCAAAGCCCTGTAACACCGAAACCCAATGTAGAATATAAAGTATATGTAAAAGATAATGTTGCATTATCATCACCCATTTTAGGCAAATACCCAAGAGCCCCTATTTCACCTGTTGTTTTAAATGTAGCCACACCTCCACCTGATTGTTGTATCCTAACATCATTAAACTCATCATCTGGATATTCATAAACAGTTAAAGAACCTGTTCCTGCTAATCCAGCAGTAAATCCAACTGGAGCAGTAGTAGAGTTTATATATTGCTTAAAATCACCATCGTTTATAAAGTTTTTAGGGTAAGTATATGGAGATGTTACCTTAACTCTAGAATAACCCTTTTTTGCTATTTTGATTTGACTATTATTAATAAAGTGCACATTGCCTTCACTATAAGGATCAATAGAAATCCCTGTGGTTAGTGTTCCTGATTCTGTTAAATAAACAACAGTATATAACAAGTATTTTGTATAATAGTTTGTTGCACCAGCCATTTCGTTTATAGACATAATCCACCAATTACCTTGGTATTGGAATAATCTACAACCAAAAGATTTGACAATATTATCTAATATTGTAAAATAATCTAAGCCTACAAAATCTCTTCTGAATTGATATGTTTGTACGAATGGTTCGTTATCCGTAGAAGTTGCCCTATCCATCATTCCTTCTGCAAAATAAGAGCAACAAGAATATAGGTAAGTATAAGAATCGTAACCGATGCTATATAATGCCGTATTTAATACACTTAATAGATTTGTTGTTCCGTTTGTATTACCTTCTAATGCACTATATGTAGTATATTTTAAATATGATAAACCATCTACACATACAAAATTAACCTCTTGGTTACCTGTTGTAAATGGTAAATTTATATAGTCATTAAATAAAAATCCCTTCCATTTTATATTTGTACTTGCTCCTACAACATTTACCAACTCTACATAATATTTCCTATCATCTGCATTTAACAAATCAGGGAAATTATCGTAATCATCCTGAGTTGATATTAAAAAAGAAACATTTAACTGAGATGATATAATCCCACCTAAAGGATCTTCTTGACTAGAATTAGGTTGTAATAATATACTTGTAGGCTGATATGTTTTAACAGTAGAAGTGTAATCTTTTTCGTAAATATTTACAACTAATGTTGAATTATTACGAAGTACTTGAGTTAATGTATATCTTAATCCGTATGCCATTATACTAAACTTATATTTTGTCCTTTAAGATTTGATGCCTTTTGTGCCCTATTTACAGACAAAAGTAAGTCTTGTCCTCTTAACATAAATGTTCCACCTCCACCTCCACCAATCATATCTTTAAGTTTGTCTAAAGGAGCAACTACTTCTGGGTTGTTTTGAGCACCTGGGTATTCACCCATTAAGCCATATGTAGGCCCACTAATAATACCTCCATTAGCAAATCCATCAAACATTGTAAGTGGCTGAGATACTCCGCCTCCTGCACCTGCACCCATTTTAGGTAAACCCATTCCTTGTGAAACAAGCATTTTAAATGTTGATCCTATAGCTGCAAAATCTACCAAGCCAAGTGCAGCCATTAATGCAACTGCAATAGCAGCGGTTACTATTACTTTTGCTAATTGCTTTAATAAATTTGTAAAAACTGATTCTAATGCTTCGCCTATACTAGCACCCTTCTCAACCATCATATCAAATGCAGGGGCTAATGCAGACATAATAGCCATTCCTAATTGCAATGTAGCTTGTGCAGAAGACTTTATAAGTGAATTGTTTAATCCAATTTGTTGTTTAGTTATTTCTCCTGTCTTTTTTACATAATCTTCATATGAGATTAAATTAAACCCATAAAGAATATCGAAATATGCTTGTTCTTCTTTTAATATTGCTATTTGCTGATTCTTGTCACCAGTAGCAAGATTCATCTTATTTTTATAAAACTCACTAACAGTTTTTATGCTATCTTGATAACTTTTTTGCCCTCTAGCTATTCTTTCTTTATTCCTTTTTTCTTCTTCTTTAGCCTCTTTTTCATATTCCTTAGCTTGTTCTATTCCAAGTTTACTCTGCTCTTCAAGAATCTTTCTACCTGTTTCAGCTTGTGAATTTAGTATTAGCTGATTATATGTATCCTTAATTGTTTGTATATAACTACCATTCTTTTTTTCTAGTTCTGCTTGTTTTACGGCCAAATCTCTTTGCCTTGCTAAAATTTCTTGCTCAAAACTAGCAGACATTAACAAGTCATCTTTATAATATTGCTTTTTAGCTTCTAATAATTTAATATTAGGATCTTCTAGTCTTGCCTTATTTTTTTCAGGATCTTGAGTATAATCGTTTAATTTTTTTATAGATGTAATATTAGCATCTATTATATCTTTATATAATTTAGCTTCATCATTTATAGACTGCTGCTCTTTTTCTATATCTGTTAAAATCTCTGTAGATTTAGCAACTGCACCCCAAGCGTTAACCATCATTAATGGCCCTTTAGGAAGGTCATCAAATGTCTTAACTAGCCTTTGCGTAAAAGTCATTTCATCTTGTATAAGACTTTTAACCTCTTTATATAAATATAATTCTCTTTCTTTTTGAGTAGCTAAAGTTTTATTTTTCTTTATAGTTAACGCATTTTGCTTAATAGCAATCTCTTCTAATGTTTTTTCAGCAGCTTTTACTTGAGCATACTGCCATATTGTTGTTGTTAACTTCTTATAAGATTCATCTGCCTTTCCTAGTGCTATATCTTCATCTGAATACAAACCTAATAATCCTGGGTATTCTTTTTTTAATTCTTGTGCTGCTATTAATCTTTCATCCATTGACACATTAACATCAGTAGCAACTCTATATAAAGATTCTAGTTGTATCGTTTCATTTGCATATGCAGTAGCTGCTTCTTTAGAGAAATCTGTTGTTAATTTTACTGTATTACCAAACTTAATCATTCCGTTATCCCATGCAGTAAAAAAGGCAATAAGTGCAGAACCAGCTAAATAAATAGGCCCTGTTAATCCAGCAAATCCTCCCATAAGAGCAGGTAGGTTATTTTGAATACCCCTAAATCCATAAGGTAAATCTTGTAATACTAATGCAAGATTTGTCCATTGCATATTTGATTTTTTAATCTGATTAGCTGCGGCAGCGGCAGTATTACCTGCTTTAGTTTGAGCAAGAGATAATTGATTGTAACTTGCAGCAAGGGCATCTGCACTAGCTTTTGTAGGTTTTATGGCAAGGCCTACACTTTCCATGTACTTAGTAAAAGCTTTTGTTGATGCAGGAACATTCCCTAGATCAAAGTCAAAGACTACCTTAACTATTTGATTATCTGCCATTATATTATAGGTTTAACAATTTTATATTTTTCTAAAACCGCTTTTAATTCTTCTTCTGTCATTACTCTTTGCTTCACAAAGTTACGAGTATCGCAGTCTAATTCAATAAGCTCTTGTGGCTTAACTTTCTTACCTTTTGGCAACTGAATATTTATTAGTAATGTTGTCTGCCATCTAGTCCTAACCCACTCTTGTTCTTCTTGATGCCTATATCCATACCACACAAAATCTAATTCAGCCATGGTCATCTCCCAAAACAAATGGGGAAGCACTTTGCACTCCCCCATTGTATATCTTTCTATGTCAATCCACTCTAATTTTTTTTTACTCCATCCTTTTTACTTGACTTTGTTAGCTTATCATCTATACCGCTATTCATGCTTTCTGAAAGTGCTGCCATTACTTCTTGAAACTTTTGTCCACCTACTCCGCCCATGTCATCTATCCAGTCACATACTTCCATCTCTGTAAAGGTTGGAGTGATTCCTTGAGAATATAATGGATATTCAGCTGCCGATTTCATTAAGTTAACAATAGCATCTATTGAATCCTTGCCACTTAAAGCTTCTCCTATGTCAGAAGGCCCTATCCCTTGTAATTGACAGAATCTTTTAAGACTCCAAGTACAAAAACGCATCGGTATCTTCTTTCCATCGGAAAGAGTTAATTCAAATTGTCCTCTCATATGTTTGG